CCGTCACATTCCAAGCCTCCGACGAGTGCTACCGCTCATTTGTAGACGCTTCAGCGTATTCTGCTCACCACGTTGAGCACCTTGTGCAGCAGCCTGTTGCAGGCCCTGCTGGAACTGATCATTGGTCACATAGTCAATGTTGTTGATGCGCTCAATGCTGTAACGAACGTCGATTGGTGCGGCAACTGCAACTCCGCCTCCTTCGCCTGACGTTCCAGAGCCCCCTGCATCTGGGATGACAGAAGCTCCACGAGCACCACGCGAGTACCGCGCCATGCTTTCACGCATCTTGCTTTCAGGAATGACGTATTCGCCTTGCCCGCCTTCACCAACTAACGCACGGGTTGGCCCAGAAGCATATCCACCACTTGCAAAGCTAAGAGGCGTTGCTGCTGCAGCGTCTGCCAAGCTGCTTGTGCTGGGTAAAACTGAATCCAACGTTGAATTAGGTACGCCCGCAAAACTGCCACCTTGGCTTGCTCCTGGATTAAAGAAGCTAAGCGCAATGCCCAGAATCTTCATCTGAATTTGCTTGGCAATCATTTGCGCTGCCATGTCCGCAAAATGATCCGCAGTGCGCTGGAACAGATTGGCCAACGCTTCTTGGGCAGACATGCTGCCAGTAATCAACCCCTTAAACGACTCAGCAAACGCATCTCCAATGGCCTGAGCCGCTGCAATAACCTGTTTTGCAGGGTTGGTTAAATCGTTAAGAGCGCCTTGAATACGGTCTATTTCTGCCGTAATACTGTCGCTTCCTGTTTTGGGCTTTAAAGCATCTCTAATAGCACCCTCAGCCGTGTCCTTTTCGCCAGGCAAACCCTCTCTCTTCTTTTTAAGCTCATCGAGCTTGTCTATTTGATCTTGAAGAGCTTGTGTTACTCCATCACGTGCAATCGCTTCAGCAATCGCTGCGTCAGTTGTAGCTATCTGTGCATCAAGAATTTCAATATGTCTTTCGTAACTACGATCCAGCTCTAGCAGTTGTTTTTGAAGCTCGATTGCCTGCTCAGCAGCGGCAGGAGTGCTGCCTTCTTGAATTAAGCGAGAGTATTCCCGCTCAAACGCCATTTTGTCTTCATGTTTGCGCGTAATGTCTTCTAGCTTGTTGCTTGTTCTGTCAAAAGCTGTATCAGTTCGTTTTATTTCACGTTCAACAGCTCTAACTCTTCTATCAATCGCTTTTTGCCGTCTTTGTGCATCTCTGTCTTCCTTTTCTGCAAGCTGAGCAGTTCGATCATTAACGTCTTTAAGGATTTGAGCATATGTTCGCTCACGTTTGACTCTTGCATCTGCCAGTCGAGCGCGAAGAGTGTCTTTTGAAATTGCATCTGTTGCAAAATCTTTATACGCTTTTGTTATCGCCTCTTCTTCCTGAAGGTCGGCAATCCTTCTTCGAATAACTGCTCCCTGCTCACTGCTTGCGTGAACACCGCTTTCTAGTAATTGCACCTGCAGCGCTGTAACTGCCGTGCTTGCTCTAACAATACGAGCTTGATCTTTACCTTGTTTTTGAGCAAGCTCGTTAAGTCGGAGTCTGTTTCTTTCTGCTTCAGTACCCTTGTTCAACAATTCAACAATTCTTTCCTGCTGAGCTATACGGTCTTTTGGATCAACACCAAAACCGTCCATTTCATCTAAGGCTTTAACTGCTGCAACAATTTCTGGGTCTTTGCTGTCTCGCGCTAAAGACACTGCTTTATTTCGATCTCTTACTTGACGTACAAAAGGAGTTTCACCAGTCAAATCATTTATAGCCTGAGCAAGTCTTGCCGATACAAATGTAATAAAGCTAGTAAATGTATTTTGAAGGTCAATCATTCTAGAACTAAATAGCTCAAGAGCTTCAACGCCATCCGCACCAACAACCCTTTCTAGCTCTCGCGCTGCAAGCTCAAGCGCACGTGTAGATTCTCCAGCCGCTTCTAGTTCTTCAACAAGAGATGCAAGTTTTGTGTCACTTTTGCCAACAGCCGCAAGAACAGCTTCTGTGTCAGCCGTTAAAGGTCTTAAAGCCTTGCCTAAATCAACAGCTTTTTGACCAAGTTGATCAAAGAAAGATCCTATCGTTGTTCCAACAAGTGACAGCCCAAATCCAAACTCGCCTCCAATCATTCCTCCGCCAAATCCACCGGCTGCGCCACCAGCTGCAGCACCTACCCCTTGACCAAACAACAGCGGGAATGCGCCACCAATCAAAGCGCTACCAGTTGCTCTTCTTCTTCGCTCTCGTCTTTCACGAACTTCAGTAAGCCTTCTTTCAAAATCTAATTCTCTGCTTAAAATTCGCTCTCGCTCATTTGCAGCAATCATTTGTTCGCGACGTTCTTTGCCGACTACTTCAAGCGTTTTTAACCGTTGCAAAAACTCTTGAGAAGCTATTTCAGCTTTCTTTGCAGCTTCTTGTTTTGTTTCAATTATTCCTCTGCGTATTTCTAGCTGAAGTTGTTTTTGAGTTTTATTTGTATTAGTAACCGTTCTGTATTTTTGAGCAAGCGCTTCAACTTCTTGGGTTCCTTGACGCAAAGTTTGCAGCTTTTGCGCTTCCTCTTGGTTTGCCTTTTCTGTAAGACGAAGGATTGAGGCATACACCTCTTCCATATCACTGGCAATTTGACCAGCCTGAGCAGTCATTCCCATCTGTGGGAGTAAAGACTGTGGCCGCATTGGCGACCTAAGGGCTACTGGAACGCTGGGAGGAAGTGGTGATCTAAGCGCAGTTGCAGACGCAGGCCCTGGCCCGATTGGTCCACCATATTGCGTTCCACCGCGCAAAGTGCCTGATCGTCCTTGGTTGCGGACTTCAGCAAGCAATGCTGCTTGCTCTCGAAGAGATTCGTTTGCTAAATCCTGGGCTCGTGCAAAATTTCTTGCTGCATCAGCCGCTCTATCACTTCCCAAACGGACATTATTAAAATTTTCTGCTGCTTTTGCTAGCTCTTTATTAAACTTAGCAACTGAATTGACAACGGTTCTTCCATTTAGGTCGCCAAATTTTTCAAGAGCATCATTTACGTTTTTAATTTTTTGACCGAGCAGGTCCGTATCTCTTGAAAGCTTGGTAATCGCCTGGGTGTTTTTGACCGCAACCGCGATATTTACGCCGTAGTCAGCCACAAGCCCAGACCAAAGACCTATTGCACCACTTTACCTCCTTCGCATGGTCTGCGCTCCTCGGCTAGTTTGCACGCGATCTTTGGCTTTGTCCTCCTGCTCGTTTTTTAATTCAAAAAACGCAGCCCAGCCAACAAGCTCTTCTTGCGTCAGCTGAGAAGAAAGCTGGGCCACCGTAGTGCCCAGCTCCTTTGCCAGAAAAAAAATGAAAAACCAGCTGCTGTTAGCTTTTCAAGTCGGCTTTCGCTTCCTCCACCTTGTTTTCCGATCCAGAAGACAACATGGCTAGCTGAATTTCTTGCAAAACGCTGGCGTCTACAGCGTTTTTGAGTGCAGCCTTTTCGCCGTCTTGAAACAGGCGTTTGCCATCAGCATCTAAAGCTTTTTCAATCATCATGCCCAACGCAAAGTCGTTGGCATCATCAGAGCCTGTTTTTTTCTGAATCGACTCACGTTCAGCAATCGTCAAAGGATGCCAGTAAACCTCAAGCACCACCTCATCGCCATCTTTGACTTCATGCTTGTAAAGCTGACTAATGCCAAACTTGTTCCGAAGCAGTTCAGTGGCCCGCATAAAAAAATGCTGTTTCAACTAATATACTATACAACTGCCGTAAACTGGCAAGAAATAATTCCTAGGAAATGAGGACGATCTTCAAGCTCTAAAGAGCTGGGGCCAGTAACGTCTAAAACTCTTGGAGAAACACTAAACGTATCGGTGTAATTGCTAGCGTTTACAGAAGTTAAACCGTCAATAACAGACTCGCTAACCGCTGCCAACGCTGCCGTACCAGCAGACTTTGGCACGTACACGTTGCACTGGATTACGCCGCTGTAATAATCGGTAGCCGCCCCGTGGTTCTGAAGCGTTGACTGGTTAAAAGTTACGCTCATCGACACATACTTTTTGTCTTTACCTGGCGTCGTAAACCGAACGTTGTCGTAAACCATTGACACTGTGGCATCCGCAGCCACTACTGCGTCGGTTACAGCTTTTTCAAAAGCAGCTCGGGCGTTTACAAGAGTCATGATCCCTCCATTACAAAGACAGACGTACCCATGCCAGGAATACCAGTCTTAGTCTCTGGAATTTTGCCGTCAACTCTTGCTTTAGGCACAACTGCAGCCCTAATAGATGCAAGCCGCTGATCTTCCCTAAATGCTTGATTTACTACTTTTCCAAGATCGGTAATGTACGCAAGACTTAAACCATCTTCTAAAGCGTAAGCAGCATAAGCGGCCTTGTTACCTATATAAACCGTTTTGTATTTTTTGAAGTTAATATCATATCCGTTCAAGCCAAAACGTCGCTTAATTTGACCCATGTTTTTTTTGACCCCCCATGGAGTCATTACGCCGTCCTTGCCTTGCGTCTTGGTGTGATAGACGGTTGCCCATGGCTGCTTGGTGCGCCGATTGCGATCACTGGTTTCCCGAGACTCTCTTTGCACAGCCTTGCCCCCCTGAGCCGTCCAACTTGACGCAAAGTAACCCGTATAAACAGGACTATTCTGAGGAGTAGACAGGTCATCAACGATTTTGTTAATTAACCTGTTAAAACCTTGATCAAAATAGGCTTCAAAATCGTTCTCAAAGTCAAAAATATCTGTGTTTGCAGGCATCAGAACACTACCTCCAAGATAAACAGATACTCTTGACCACCCTTGTAAGTGCGAATGTCCGTGATCTGAGCGACACGGCTAGATCCTGCATAGGTAAGCGAAATTGTGTCTTCGAACGTTGGCTGGTTATCGCCAATCTGATCAGGCGTTACATACAATTTGGCTGTGCGTTTTTCTGCTTCAGCTTCTTCCTCTGAACGCACAAATTCGACTGGCACGTCAAACGAGTAAGCCGTGTCAGTCGTTGTCAGCGCTCCAGTGCTGGTGTTGTAAGTCGGAGATGCCTTGCGGGTGTACGTGATCGTGTGATCAAACGACTTGCCTAGGTCGGCAACAACCGACTTGGCAACGCTCTTAAACAGACTGTCGAGTGCGCCTGCCATCTCAACCCCTCACAGCGCGGACAGAATACGAGCCACTGCCACCCAGACAATAAGCGCCGAGATAAGACTGAAGCCAAGGATAAACGTCGAAT